GATGTCTGAGCTCATCGAGGAGATCCTGCGCGCCAATCATCTCAAGCAGCTGCTCAAGACCAGCCTCTCTTGCTGCTCTGATGTCAATAGCCTGCTTCCTCGTAGGAAGAGTGAAAGAACCATTCGCTCCAGCGATGGCGTGAGGAGCCTGGTATTTATCGGCAATGTCCATGGCCTCAGGCCAAGGGTGATCACCAAATGTCTCTACAGGGAAAGCAAATGCAGGAGAGCCGTCATCAGGAACGATAGCAACGATCTTCGCGCTTGCTACATTCTCGCCGGCTGTCTCTTTCCACTCTTGAGCTGTGAGAAGTTTCCCAGTCTTGGGGTCTACGATGAAAGATTTTGTCATGGTAATAATGATTATGATTGGTTGTCTTATTCTCTGTCATAAAGGGCGGCGACAGGCGAGCCGCCCAGGTTCTTAGTTGGAAATACTCGTATTCTTACTCGCCCGTCAGTCTTTCAGTGGCTTACTTCCAGGGCAGCAGCCCAGAATAGCAACGTCACGTGTAGTTGCGGGATCTGCGTTAGGATGCGTGCAACGGATGGAGAAGTGGCCGTCTGCATACTGGAGAAGCTCGGCGAATACACAAAACCTACAAGTTCCGATCATGTCTGCTGCCATAGTATCACACCTCCTTTTTCGCTTTGGTTTGTCCTTATTGTGTTTATCTTATTCCGAATCACTTCCATTTCGTCTCTGACCTCCTGGTAGTTGCCAACGGTCCATGAGTCCCGTAATTGCTGAAGCCTATCCTGGAGAATGTCTATCTTGAGTTGTTCTTCTGGGCTCATTGTTCAAATGCAAACGGCATAGATAACGCTCGGTCAATCGCGCCAACAATCTTTTCTCTGGGCTGACCCTTCACCCACTCCTTCACCTCACGAAGGCACTGCCAGACGAATGATCCATTTGATGCGACGCGATACTTGTTCTTTGTGGATAGAAATAGTTCTGGGTCAATGTCGCCGCTAACAAGGGCAATGGAAATCATTTCCTTGAGGAACTTGTAGTATTTATCGGTTATATCTCCAGCTGGGAGGCGCTGACCGGTCTTGCAATCCCAGCCATATTCAGCCAGCGAGGCCCGTTTTGCTACTGTATCATACTTTGCGCCGTCTCGTGTTTGCCAGCCACGCGCCTCGTTCCAGGATATGAACTTTCCGACCTCAGCCGCAGGATCTGCGGCGTTCCGAAAAAGAAAAATAATCTTAAAAAGTTTTTCTTCTTCTTGGCTCGACTCCGGCCTATAAGAAGAATAATTTCTATTTATATATATATCTATATAATTATTATTGGGTGCAGAATTTGCACCATTAAATGGAAATTTTTGCACCATTAAACTACCACCTTTTGCACCATTAACACCCTCTTTTTTTAATGGTGCATTTTTTGCACCATTAACCTTATCAGAGGCGCTTCCAGCCTTTACGGATGTGGGCTTTACAACCTCGCCAGCTGCTACTCTCGCCAGAAGGGCCTCGTAGTTTGTTGTATATACGTTGATAGGGCGGCGGCGGTCGGTAAGATTCTGAGTCCGATTGATGTAACCATCACTAATCAGGTTCTTAATGATCATCTTCGCCGAGCGCAGTGATATTCCAAGCCATTCAGCTATATACTCAAAGCTACCAACGTACTGATGGTTCCCGTCCTTCGTGAAGCCGTGAATCATAGCGAAGACGAGCAGAGCGTTGCCGGTAAGCCCCAGCTCGGTCACCATTGGCGCCAAGATTACTATGTAGTCCGTTCTCTTCATACCCTACTGGAATAGATTGCCTGTTTCTTCCTTCTCGGGTTCCGGCTCGATGGTTGCCAGCAGCTCCTTATTGCACGAAAGGAAGGTCGCCTTCTCGTGGGTGATCGGGCAAATTCCTTTCCTTACAACCTTCAGGACACCGAGGGCGCGCAGCTCAGCTACGCGGCGACATACGGTTGCACGCTCAATGCCGAGGCATTTAGCTATCTGCATACGGGTTAATCCTTCCGGATTCGGGGAGCAGAGCAGGTTATAAATCCTGCGCTGCTGGGAGATAATGACTTTCTGGGGTATCATAATGCTGGGGTTTAAATGTTCTTTTGAAAAGGGCGTGGGCTATCACAGCTGGCGCCCTTAGCGTGTAAAAAACCTAATACTAATACCTATGCACTTCCTTCCGCACATCACTGCTTGGTTGGTATGCCGCGCGGACATTTATGGTCAGATCTTTCTCGTGGATAGTTTGGTTGCTTCCAGCCGCGCGCCTGGAGCCTCCAAATATGTCTTGTCTTTTCTTGAATAGCCAGGCATCTCCGATGCCGCAACGGGTACAGAAATTATTCATCTCAGCTGCACCTCCTCTTTGCCAACAATGGGGGTAATTGTGAAGGTGCCCTTGATGCCGAAATAGTCATTCAGTACACCCTCAACCTGCCACGGTCTTGATGATATAACACACGCTTCCCAAAATGCGCGCTTCACTGCATCGTAATCCTTCTCCGCGAACTCCATCCCTTCAGGCGCTTTATATACCAGCGTCTTTCCATTCATCGGCGCCGAGATTTTCCCGCCTTCTATTGTTACATCAGAGAGGCTTGGTCCTATAGTTATAGTCTTCATTAGAATCTATCCTTTAATATCTTGCACTATGTTCCTTTTCCGGCCATACACTTGCCGGCAATGTTCCAGAAGCAATAATTGCATTGGTTCTTTCCGCCTGCTGTCTGGGTTCCTTTCTTCGTATTCATCGGCCAGCCTCCTTCCCTACGTTATTCACATCAAGAATCTTAATGAAGCATACCACGGCCACAAAGAAGCCAGGAAACCAGGCGAGTCCACTCACGCCGTAAGAAATGCCCCAACCAAGGGAAACGAGGCCGATAATGCCGAGGATGATTGATTTGATTATTCTCTGTTTCATGGTGCTTAGTTTTAGTAGCAGATTTCTTTCATGAGTTCGTCAGCTTCCTCGTCGAGGAGCATGAAGAATTCAACTGTGTGCTTTTTCTCGGGGATATGAAACTCGAAACCGAGCTTATGTTCACGGCTTTCCATCATTCCGAAGTTATCCCGTCCAAGCATTTCGAAAGCTCCGTCCATGAATCCATACATATAGCTCTGCCAATGAATCAGGCACTCTTCTTTCGTGTTATGGCAACCGCCGCAAATGTTGATGGTCTTACCGGTGACCTTATCCGTTTTGAAAATGATATAATGAGTATTCATGGTATTGTGGTATTAGTCAACGTAATTGGTCTTTCTTGCCCAGAAGCGAAGCAGATCCTTGCCGAGGAAGCAGTTGTTCCCATTTTCGAAGTGGTGGCGCGGGAGAAGGTTTTCCGGCGCTTTCAAGATGGTGTTACGGTGGCACCCGAGCCGCTTAGCGGCTTGCCCCGTTGTGTACCGGCCCGTGAGGGCGATGGTGGGTTTTTCTGGCGATAACATAGGTATAGTATTACTGGTTTTTTACTTTGTACGGGTGATTACTGCTCCGTTGATGGACTTGTTGACGGTGAACGCCTTTCCGCCTCCGAGGCTTTTCGCGGCCCTCATTACAGCCATGCGAATGTTGGCCATATCATTTTCATAAGCGGAGAGTACAACGTGATTATCCTCCGCCTTGAGCCCCAGTTGGTCAAGGGTTCTCTCGTAATCAATTTGCCTTTTCTTGTAGATAATCTTCATTATTTTTCTTACTTTTGTTATAACTTTCCGCTACAAAGTAAGAGAATTTCTCTTATAATTGCAAGAAAAATGAGAAAAATTTTCTTACAAAAATGAAATTATGGCAAATACTGTGAAGGAAAGGCTTATAGCCTTTATTGAGTACAAGGGTATCACAAAGAACAAATTCGAGACTTTGTGTGGGCTTGGCAAGCGATATGTGAGTAATATAAGCCGGTCAATATCTCCGGACGTTGTTGAGAGAATTTCTCTTACGTTTCCGGACCTCAACATGGGGTGGGTTATGACCGGAGAAGGGAAAATGACAAAGGAGCCGTCAGCACCTCCGTCGGAAACCATTTCTATTCCGGTGGAAGTGCTACGGCTGAACCTCAACCTTACTGAAACAATTCGCCAGCAACAAGAGACTATTCAGAGACTGACGGAGATGTTGGGGCGTCAGAGTGGAAGCCAGGCCCCCAAAAAGGAAAGTGCCGGATAATTAAACTCAAATTCAAGTAATATGAAAAGAGCAGCCTTGTTTTTCTTGTTTATTGCGGCCGTAGCCTGCGGGCCAGCAACTCACATTGAACGAAGCGTCCAGGTTTACTTTGCAGATTATAGGCCCTATTCCGAAGCTGGGTTTTTTATAAGCCCAGATCCATATAGCGCGGGCCAGTTTGAGTCTCTTGGCGAGCTGTATATCAAAGTGACTCCAGGAATGCGTGACAAGGGCGGGAAGGAAGGATTGGCGAAGAATGATGATGGTATTTATAGCAGGCCATCTGGGAGCAGCGCCGTAATCGAGGACATAGCGTATAATGAACTGCTCGATTTAGCCGTCTCTGAAGCCATCGCACTTGGAGCAGACGGCCTTGCTGACTTCAAGATCACGCCGCCACCATCAAATATCCCTGGCGGATCATTTATTATTACTGGACTATGTATTAAACGTAAATAGAATTCTGCAGATTTTCTGCAAGTCCAAAACCTCGCTCTTTGTAAATTATTGGCTTTTAGCACCTTATTTGACGGAGAGGCGGCGCCTGGAAAGCGTGTATACTCCAAAAGGGTATCCCGAGTTCGAATCTCGGTCTCTCCGCACATAAGTGGCTGATTGTCACGGTTTACAAACAATAGAGCAGGCTTTGGATTTCGTCAAAAAAAATCCTTGGCCTGCACATTTTTGCACAATTCTGCACATTTTTTCTGCAGATTTTCTGCAGATTTTCTGCAGATTTTCTGCAAGTGCAGCGGGCCTCAACAATCAGCACACTATGATTACTACAAGACTCTACCTGGACACCAGGGGCCGCGACCCGAAATCACTCTCTCCGCTGAAGCTGGCTATCTACTGGCGCGGAGCTGAATCCTACCTTCCGACGGGATTCAAGCTATTACCATCGCAATGGGACTCTAAGACAAAGACCGCAAAGGACATGGCCACGCGGGCCGCTATCTCCCGCTTCCGCCTCAAGGTTGAGACTCTCCTGATAGACTGGCAAGAGGAGGGCCGATTCGACGGATTTAGCGCTTCAGACATCCGGCGTATGGTAGAACGTGAGCTTTCGCCAGACGCGGCCAGCAAGGCCCGTTTCCTCTCTCGGATGGAGGCCTACGCCGCCTCAAGGGAGAAGCCTCGTACCACGGAGATCTACAAGGCCACCATTGACCGCATCAGAGCCTTTGACCGTTTAGCCGACTCGCTCCGTTTCGAGGATATTACCATAGAGTGGCTGGAGAGCTTTGATTCGTTCCTTGCTCGCACATCCAAGAAGAGAAATGCCAGGAATATCCACTTCCGGAACATTCGGGCCGTTTTCAATGACGCCCTCAAGAAGTGCATCACCACCTACTACCCTTTCCGAAGCTATGAGATCCGCCAGGAGCCGACCATGAAACGAGCCCTGTCCGTCGAGCAGCTTCGCACACTCTTTGCCGGCGCGGTCCAGCCGTGGCAGCAGAAGTACGTGGATTTCTTCAAGATTTCATTCATGCTCATAGGGATGAATACGGAAGATCTTCTCCATGCGTCAGGCATTGTAGGCGGACGTCTGGAATACTACCGCGCCAAAACGTACAAGCCATACAGCATTAAGGTGGAAGAGGAATGCGCTGAGATCATCGAGCGGTACAGGGGAAAGAGCCTCCTCCTCAACATTATGGATACCTATGGAAACACCCACAACTGGACCTCCCGAATAGACAAGGCCCTCAAGGATATTTCCGAGCCGCTTGGACTCCCGCGCATATCTATGTACTGGGCGCGCCACTCCTGGGCTACCATTGCAGCTGAGCTGGACATCCCGAAGGAAACCATCACCGCCGCGCTCGGTCAGTCATCCTCAACGGCGACCGATATATACATCAAGTTTGACCGCGCCAAGATTGACCGCGCCAACCGACAGGTCCTTGACTATGTTCTCTATGACAAAAAGCCACAGGACATCTACGACCTCCTACGGGAGATGAATAGCAACTTAATTGTGAATAAGGAAAGCAAATTGGCGTGATACGCAAAAGGGGAGCCTCAACGGCTCCCCAAGGTAAAGGCCCCAACTATTACGTTTAGTTCTTAGTAAACGTCTTGCTGGTTACAGCGCTGGAGACACCATCCTTGACGGCGATTGCCTTCACGGTGGTGGTTGCCTCGAGGGTGAGAGCCTCGGAGTACGTGGAGCTCTCAGCGGTCGGGGTGTCACCGTTGGTGGTGTAGTGCAGGGTCGCACCTTCCGGGCCGGTGATGGTGGCGGTGGTGGACTCGTCGAACGGAGTGTCGCCGCTGATCTCAGGGGCGGCCAGCTTCACGAAGGCCTTGCTTGCCACTTCGCTGGAAACGCCGTCCTTGATTGCGATTGCCTTCACGGTGGCGGAAGCGGAGAGGGTGAACGGCTCGGAATACTCAGTGCTGCCGGAGGTGGGGGTGGATCCGTCAGTGGTGTAGTACACCTTGCTGTCGGCAGGGATGGAGATGGACACCTGGGTGGTGGTGCCAAAGAGAGCGTCGCCGCTGATCACGGGAACCTCAACGGCGAAGCGGGCCTTGAGGAGCTCTTCGATAGCAGAAACGGCCTCCATGAGGTCCTCGGCCTTGTTCGCTGCTGCGGGCTCGAGTTTGTACTTCATGGTGCTGTCATCGAGGGCGGCGGAGAACTTGCCAAGGTCGGTGATTTCGCCGGAGAAGGCGGCGAGAACTGCGCCATTGGCAACAGAGTAGTAACCAGTCGCCGCGATGTCCCCGGTGACTGTGTAGGAGCCATTGTACTGTCCAATGGCGAGAGCGATAATGTTTGCCATAATGCATTAAGGTTTTTGATGTTTGTATATAGGTTTGTTAGACCTTCAAGCTAACATGATTATCAGGGCGAGAGCAATCTTTGCAATGCCGAATAGTCCCCAGAGGATGTCGGCCAGCTCTACGCTGTGCCCTTCCTTCTTGATGTAGTCGTAGATCTCCTTGCCGATGAGGGCGAGAAGCGCTACGGCGCCGGCAATCAGGACGGCCCACCAGAAGGGAACCGTACACCGATAGAGGATAGCGAAAACGAAAAGGCAGATGAGCGCTGCGCAGTAGTCGTGCAGCAGTTTGTCCTGGGGAATGCTTACAATCCAAGCCCAGATTTTTTTCAGAAAGTTTATCATTTCAATACGAAGTTATAGTTGACAGAGAATACTACGGCCGGCCCATGCGCCCACGTCTGCGAGTCTTTAACCAGGGCGTATCCGATACTTGGCGAAAAGCGCCACTTCCCGGCCCATACGTCGACTTTCACGCCGGCACCCATGCCGAACACCTTACCGGCAGCAAAGGCGCTGAAATCGGGAGAAATCACGAGCTTTGGAAGCGTAGGCACCTCCGTAGTCTTTGTGATGTATTTCGTCTCCTGGTATGACTCGTGCCAAAGCATCTTCGTGTCGTAGCCCTGGACCTCGCACTTATAGGTCTTGTTGTCCGTGAACGTGGTCCTTGTCATCGGGACCGCAATATAGGTCGTGTCGTGCAGCGTGACGAGAACCGGCTTCCGCTGGAGCGAGTCCTTATACGCAGCTATGATATTATCGTAGCCGCTGATGAGAGATGCCGGCACCAGCTCGAATCCTGCCGGTATTGGCGTCGCAATCGGCTTATAGTCGGTTATCGTGTCGTGGACGGTCACTGTATCCACCTGCGGGACTGGAGCGTTTTTCTCGGCATTTCTGTGACCGAAATAGAATCCTGCGACAAACAGAAGGAGCAAGAGACCGATTGCAAGCAGTAGTTGGTAGAAAGGCTTCATTTGAGTCGGTTTTTATGATGCCAGATAGCGCAAGCCGAGGAAGACGGCCAGAACAATGATAATGACCACGATGAAAACAGGCCCAATCCACGACTGGTCAATGTGCTTGGGGTGTTCGTAGTCTCCTTCCATGGCTATTTCACGATTATTTTTACTACATCTCCGTGGTTGTAGGCCGGGATAAGGTACTTGTCCATCAGCTCATAGTAGCGCTTCTGGGAATTCAGCACCTTCCCGACGGCCTTATTGTCACCAACGAGAATGCAGCCTTCCGTATCGGCCGCGCTGGTTCCTGGGTGGATTCGAACGCCGGAGAAGCCCTTCACGTCCAGAAGCTCAGGCACAAGGCCGTGATACTTCTGAGCCCACGGCTTCTTGGAGAACTTCTGAGAGAAGGTCAGCTTCACGATGTACTCTCCCGTGGGGATTGCCGTTCTTCCTGGAATCTTCGCCATCACGAGCGCTCCATAGGCCTGCGCAGCGAAGAGCCCGCGGTCCGTATCCTCCAGGGCCTCGCACATCCGCTCTCCGTTCACAAAGAAGCGACTGATGGTATAATCGGGCTTCTTCCAAGCCCGGTCCACAACGAGTGTCACCATAGCTTACTCCTCCTCTTCCTTACCGGCGTTCTTCCTTTCAGCCCGGTCCTGCTTCATTAGGGTGTCGATGGAAAGATAGTCGGCGCCAAGAGCAGGATCCTCACGGTATTTCTTATACCAAGTGAGGCCCTGGCCTGGGTGCGGTTTCCGTAAGCGGCAGCCCTTGTGGATACACATATCGTCGAAGAGGCAAGCCTGCGTGGCCAGCAGCTCCGCCTTCTCGTCATGGAGACGGTTATTCTCATCCGTCAGCTTCATGATGGTTTCGTGGCTGCGTTCCACCTGTTCCTCCAGCAGGTCGGTGGTCTTCCGGAGCGTTTCGATTTCCTTGTCCTTTGTCTCGACCTGTTTATCGTGCTTATCCTCCTTTCGGAAGAAAATCACGCGAAGCAGGTCCGCCAAGGACACCATGCCGCAAATGGCGACTAAAATTTGCGTCCAGTCCATAGTAATCTTTCTTTAAGGTTGTTTGATGGTTATTTTGTAATTCGTGTAGTCTTTCTCAAAGCCTTTCCGCCTCACCTCGTCCAGCAGCTTCTTAGCCCACTTCAAGTCGCTCGTGGCCTTAATCATGCCGAGATAGCTGTTAATGGCGTTCAGGTAGTTGTTCTTGCCACGCTCTCCGCTTCTGGCCACACCAAGCGCCCGCTTGATGGTCCGCATCTTCAGGTGGATTCTATCCGGAAGGATTCTATAGCCGAGGAATTCTACGCCGTGCTCTGCCGGCTGGCAGTAGAACTTTTTCGGATGGAGGGTGATGCCGATGTCGGCAAGGCGCCGGCGGATTTCCGGTATCATTGCAAGGACCATTTCCTTGTTGTCCGTCACTATCACCGTGTCATCCACGTAGCGGACAAAGTGCCTTGATACGTTCTCGGCAATGAACCTGTCGACGCTTACCGGGTAGAGACTCGCCACGGCCTGCCAGAAGGTGAAGCCGATGGAGCCACCGATGCCGGGCGGCCGACGGTAGACGCTCTTGTAGGAAGGATACTCGTTCCATTCCCACAGCGGGGATTTCCTGCGGGCCCTGTCGGGGTCGCAGTGACAGGCCTGCGTCAGGCAATAGATTACGTCGGGCTTGTCGGGTTTATGGTATTCGCTTTTCACGATGTCAAGGACCGTCTTCAGGGAGAAGTCACGGTTCATGTTCGGGAAATAGCCTTTATAGTCAAGTTTGATGATCCAGCAGGGTTTCGTGTATCCCTGGCTGACTTCATAGATGTCGTCGATGACGGTATTGACCGCCAGCTGGGCGCCCATGCCGACGCGGTTGTTGAAGGTCCTGGGCGACAGGTTCCGCTCGATGATCGGGCCGATGTTCGTTAGCGCAAAGGCCATCATTACCTTCAGCGCCGGCTCCGCCGCGAAGACCTCGCGGGGCTTCTGGGAGCGGCGGTGCATAAAGGAATAGTTGTGGAGTGGCGTATAGGACCTGTCGCTGATCTGCTCATTGAGCCGGCAGAGGTTTGCATACAGGTCCACCTCGAAGGCTACCATGTCCTCCGATCTCCTGTTGTGCTTCCTTGACGCCTTATAGGCTCTATACAGACTTTCCAGGTCCATTTTAAGATACGCTTAGTCTTTGAATTTCGTGACGGGCCGCACCGTTAAGCCGTTGGTAAAGCCATTGTTGTTGGACATACCATTGTTGTTGTAATTCCAGGCATTGCCGGAGGAATTGCGTACACACGACCAACGGTTGGAGCTTTACATGGGGCACTGCTCATCGCTCTGGTTTGAATGAAACCGTCCCCACCTCTTCAAATTATCAGCCTGCGCCGTGTCCTTTTTCGGAGACGACGACCTGCTTGTAAATACTGCCGCTCCACTTAACTATTCCAGTGCTGATTTTTGCCATGAGCTCCATAAAGTGCTTGTGCCGGCGCTTGCGTTTGCGGGCCGACATCCGCGAGAAGGTCAGGTTTTCGAAGCAGAACTCCATCAGCGCCTGGTAGTTGTCAAACGCGGCCTCCAGGGCGTCAACGTGTACCCGCTTCTCGCCCTTGAGGTTGATGTCGTAGTGCTTTTCTCCGGCATCGAAGCTGATTCTCTCATCCCTCCGATGGTAAGCCATCGTGAAGCTCGAAATCATATCGAGGTTGTACTTGATGAGCTGGCTTCCGAAGTCTCTCCTGTCGGCGACAGACATCTCCTTGTTCATCCGATACGTGAATTCAAGGAGCTGCTTGACGTCAACGAAGATTCCTGCTTTGCTTATGGAGCTCATGGTAAAATCGTAGTAGTGTGGCTTGGGGCTGTCGCCCACTTCGCCACAAGGTCAAATTACACAAGTTTTAAGAGCGTGACGGGCCGCACCGTCAAGCCGTTGGGAAGGCCACGGTTGCTGGACAGACCATAGGCGTCGTAACTCCAGGCATCGCCGGAGGAAAGGCGTACACACGACCAACGGTTGGAGCCTGCACTTACGGATAGTACGGAAGAGTTCTCATTTACCTTGTTCAGGTGCTCGTCAATCATCAGCTCGCCGAGCTCGAACATGGACGGGAGCCACCAGGTACCGCTGCCTTCGTTGTAGTTGTAGCAGTGGTAGGCGGCAGCAGCCGTCGAGCCGTGGGTTGTCACGAGTTGCTTTGTCATCCAGCGGCCGAATTCGTGCACCTTCACGCCGGTAGCCACGGCTCCGAAGGGAGTACCGGGGGCTCCGTTCACGCGGAGGGTCTGACGGATGTATTCCAACCAGGAGCCGAAGCGGGCCTTCACGTCTGCGCTTGCGCTGCCGACGAAGCTGGAAGACGTCAGGCTCGTAGCCTGATAGGCGGAGGCCAGCTGGTAAGGGGCGGACGAGCCGCCGGTGATGTAGCTCTGGTTGGTGTTGGTGTTCATCTGCACGTAGGTGTGCTTCTGGCCGTTTCTCATCAGAGGCGTACCGCCACCATATTCCGGGCCGACGGTGCTGGAGCCCGAGGAGAGCCACGCCGCGGAAGTCTCGCCTCCGTTGGGCGCTACGATCATAGCCATCCCGGCCACAAAGCCGTAGATAGCGCCATAGAGGGTGTACCCGTCAATGGTAGTCGCACTGACGGTACCGCGTCCGTAGATACGGATACTGGACCCGCTCTTGAACACCAGGTCACCGATACCAGCGCTTTCCTTGGGTATCAGGACGTTGGTGCCCTTGGGCGTCACCCTTCCATTGGAGTCAATTCCAGTGACTGAGAGTGCCATGGCTATTCTTCGCTTTCGTTGGCGGGTGCTTCGGGAGCAGCCGGGGCGGCAGGAATGGCGATAGCCTCAACCTCTTCGAGGATGGAGGATACCTCCTTGGCGATGGTGGCCAGCAGAGCGGTCTGGACTCCGGAGATGTTCACGGAACCGTTGACGTCACGGCTGCCGTAGAAGTAGTGCTCTTCCTTCTTCTTGTCGGTGTAGATACCGTTGAAGTTCACGGAGACGAGCACGCCATCCTCAACCTTCCAGTCGCCGTTGACGACAAAGCCGGTGTTGGAGTAGTCGAAGCCGGCTCCAGAGTAGGTGTTTTTTGTGGTAAGCATAAGCGATTGTAATTTATGGGTTAATTATTCGGATTCAGGTGCGGTCCACAGGACTCCTTCAAGGACATCCTCGAAGTTGTTCAGCGGCCGGTGAGGGAGACGGGCGTTCTCCTTCTGCAGGAGGTGGAACTGCTCGTAAGGCATGGTCTTCACGTCCTCCAGGGTGACCTCCTCCTTCAGTACGTTGGAGCGCATCTCATTGAGGCGCTTAATCTGGGCGTCCATCTTCTCCAGCTTCTCGGGATTCTCGCCGCTCTTCTTGAGGGCTTCCATCTCGTCGTCGAATGCCTGGGCGTCCTTGATGCCAACCTCCTTGAGGAAGTCCTTCTCGGTCTCGATGATTGCATCGAAGGCTTTCTTCACGGTCCGCTTGAACTTCACGACCTTGTAGGCGTGGGCTGCGTCCAACTCGTTGGCGGTGATGTTCAGGACACCGTTGTTTACAAGGTCAAAGATTTCTCTGTTCTTCATGGCTATTTCTCCTCCTTTTCCTTAGCCTCAACGGGCGCCTCGGGTTTCTTGTTACCGGTAAAGACGTCCTTGATGTAATACTTCTTCCAGAAGGTCACGCAGGCATAGCCAACAGCCACGCCGGGGATGAAGATGCTCCACCAGCCGCCAGCCTTGCAGGCGAACCAGATGCAGATGCAGAAGACGAAGATGGTCACGCCGACGGCGGCCATCACGCCAAGATCAATGAGATTGTTTTTGTTCCAAGGTTTCATGGTATTTTGATAATTGGTGGTTTTATTTCTCTCCTATGTAGAACGTGCCCCGTTTGGTGTAGGTGGACCCGTTGTAGGTGAACGTGAATTCGTACCGGCCCTGGGCGCGGTAGGTCGCAGGCATAATGGAGATGTTGCCGGTCACCGTCTTCAGGACGTCGCTTGTATTGGCGTTTATGGTGAAGCTGTTGATATGCCCGAGCTCCACGTCCTGCCCCTGGGCGGAATACGTGTAGTCCTTGAAGTAGACATACAGGGAGCATCCGGTGAGCGCAGAGCCGTTTCCGTTGGAGATATAGAACGGCACAGAGCTGATGTCCATCGGGAAGTCTCCGGAGTAGACAGCGTTGTCGCCGTCCGCGAAGATGTTCACGCGCTGATCCGGAGTAACCTGGTTCTTTGGAGTCACCGTGATCTCGGGACAAAGGATGTCGTAAAGATAGCCGGAGATGGTCGGGGTGGAATATGCATTGACAGGAATCCATGTACCATAGTTATCGCCGGCATCGTATGTCATTATGACGGGCCGCAGAACGTACTGCGTTCCATTCGTGAAGACATTACTGGAAACCGGATAGGAGAAGCGCTCGTTCTGGGCGTGGTCAAGGATGGTCATACCAGAGCGGGAGGATGTGATGGGAAGCAGGTGGCAGCTTTGCGGGTTTGCCGAGCTGGCCGGCCATGCCAGGAGACCAAGGTAGAGGTTGGCAAAGGTCGGAGCGTAAGCGGAGAAGAGCCCCCAGTTCAGGAAATCCTCAAGGAAGGTGATGTCCACACGGGCGCTGCCGCCGATTTCCGGCTGATCGTTAAAGTCGAGAACAAAGGGGCTCTCGTTGGCATTCCCTTCATAGCCGTCGAAGTCGGTAATACGGAAGTGCTCGTAGTAGGACTCGCCGCGGGGCTTCAGGTAGAGCCACGAAGCGCCGGCCTTATGGTCTGCAATAAGGCTGAGCACGCCGCTATTACCATAGTAGCTGTTGATGGTATAGCCATAGTTGGCCGCCTTCCATTCGGCGTCCGTCAGCTCTTCTTTCTTGTTGTAGCGGATAGGCTTCCGGAGGGACCAGAACTTGATGGTGTTCTGGGCCACGCCGTTCTCGTCCACGTCGCCGCAGAGCTGGCCGCCGTCACCTGTATTCCGGCCAAGTACGGCCGCCACGTCCGTCTGGAAGTCGACGGGCTTATAGATTACACCGGTTTGGCTGTGTCCCATAGTTCTATGCAGTTATTCTTGATTTCAGTTCAGTATTCTCTTTGCGGAGCGCGGCCACCTCTTTCTCCAGCTCCTCGATACGGGTCTCGTGGTCCTGGAGCATACTGATTTGATAGCCATGCAGCACGTTGTGCAGAAGCGAGAGCTCTCCGTCCACCTCGTAGACCATATCCGGCAGGATGTCGCGGACCTCCTGGGCAATGAGACCGGCGCTGCTGCGACCTTCCAGGGAAGAGTGCTTTTCGTTCCATACCCATTCACAGGGCCTCAACGCCATTATCACGTCAGCTGCACGCTTCGCGCTGATAGTCTCGATGTCGTTCTTCAGGCGGGCATCAGAGGAGGAGCCGACGGCACCGGCGGTCACGTAGCCGCTGCTATAGATGCCTTTGATGGAGTAGATCGTCCCGGCCACATTGAGGTTGGCGCCTACCGAAAGCATATCGAAGTAGCCGGCGGTCACGGTGAGCTCATCAAAGGCCCGGTTGGCCGCCACGGAGTCTATCTGAGACTGTAGGGATTTCAGGGCCGTTCCGACGGTGGTGAAGTTCGAGGCGATATTCTCGGAAGCGGAGTCGTAGGTTGCATAGGAGGCGCTCGTGGCGTAGGTGGCCGTGTCGGCATTGCCGTGCAGCGCTCCGTAGATATTCGTTGCCGAAAGGATGTCCGCAAAGACCGTAGTGGCCGTAAGCTCGTCGAAGCCGTTCCGCGTGGCTACGGAGTCAATCTGGGACTGCAGGGACTTGAGCGCAGCGCCGACCGTGGAGAAGTTGGAGGCGATGTTCTCCGAAGAGGTGTCGTAGGTCGCGTAGAGCGTCGCGGTTCTGTTCTGCCCGGCCACCGTCACGGAGAGATTCGTTGCCGCTGTGCTGGAAAGGGACGAGAAGATGGAAGACGCTGTGCAGGCCGTGAGATAGCCGCCGGAGAGGTACACCGGCAGAGAGGCCGAGCCTTCGCTGGAAGAAGAGGCCACGGGCCGGCCGCCAGAGAAATAGACGGGATTCTTGCCAGATCCTTCGCTATAGGAGGAGCTGACAAGATAGCTGGCCGTAGTGGACGAGCCTGCGGAGGTGGCAGAAGTGGCCGTATCCGCGTTTCCGTGGAGCGGACCATAGATTGCACCAAAGTATCCGTCCGAAGCCGCCAGAACGTCCGCAAACATGGCGGAAGCGGTCAGCTCGTCGAAGTTGTCCCGCGTCGACAGGGAATCCACCTGCGCCTGGAGAGCCTGGAGGGAGTTCAGGTTATCGGATACGTTGGCCCATTCCTCTGTTGTCGGGAGTTTGTAGCCGCTTGCAATTCCGAGGGTCGTGGCAAGGCTTGTGCCGCTGCCCTGGTTATCGGTGTATGCAAGGCCATTCCCGAGGGTAGGAAGGTGGGCCGTGGAGATTTTGTAATCGTTGTAGGTATTGACGGTATCCTGGTTCTGCAGGCTCTTCCATACACGCGGGAGATCTACGTCTCCGCCACCGCCGCTGCTTGTGCCGACGCCGCCGGCGGTCACGAAGCCATACGTCCAGAAGCCGCGGGCCGTGGTGCCGTTCTTCTTGACGTAGACGTTGCCGTTGGTGTCAATACCAAAGATGTCGTCCCAGTTTTGCCGGGCTTCCAGCGTGCTCACGCGGCCGGAGATGGAAGACAGGTCAGATGCTTTGGCGTAATAGGTCGTGATGGTGTTGCCGCTGGCGTCAGTCGTAGCAGCTGTTGCCGTGTCCGCGTTACCATGCAGGGCGCCATAGATGTCCGAGGCGGCAATGACATCAGCAAAGAAGGCCGTTGCCGTCAGCTCATCGAAATTGTCCCTGGAAGCCACGGAGTCCACCTGAGACTGAAGACTCTGAAGGGCCGCGCTGATGATGGTGAGGCTGGAGTCAATGGAAGAAATGCTCGAGCCGATTTCAGTCCATTCGGTCGTAGTGGGCAGCTTATAGCCGCTCGCAATGCTCAGGGTTGTAGCGAGACTCGTTCCGCTCTCCTGGTTATCGGTGTAGGCAAGGCCGGTGCCAAGGGTCGGCAGGTGAGCCGTGGAGATTTTGTAGTCGTCGTAGGTGTCGGTCTGGGCGTCCTGGTTCTGCAGAGACTTCCACAGGCGTGCAAGGTCAATTCCGCTGCCGCCACCGCTGCTCTGGCCAACTCCGCCGGCCGTAACAAAGCCGTAGGTCCAGAAGCCTCTGGCGGTGGTGCCATTCTTCTTGACGTAGACGTTGCCGTTGGTGTCAATGCCGAAGATCTCATCCCAATTCTGGCGGGCCTCCAGGGTGGAGACGCGGCCGGAGATAGAGGATAGGTCGGAAGCCTTCGCGTAGTAGGTAGTGATGGTATTGCCGCTTCCGTCCTTCGTGGCGGATTCAGCAGCGGTGGCCGTGTCGGCATTGCCGTGCAGGGCACCATATATGTCGGAGGCCGCAAGGATGTCAGCGAAGATAGCCGATGCCGTGAGCTCATCGAAGCAGTCACGACTCGCCACGGAGTCAATCTGGGACTGGAGGGACTGAATAGCCTCAACGCTCCCGTCCCATTCAGCAGTGGTAGGGAGTTTATACCCGCTCGCTATGCCGAGAGTTGTAGCAAGGCTGGTTCCGGATTCCTGGTTATCGGTATATGCAAGGCCTTCTCCAAGAGTCGGCAGGTGGGCCGTGGAGAACTTGTAGTCATTGTAGGTATTGATGGTGTCCTGGTTCTGCAGGCTCTTCCACAGGCGCGTGAGGTCAACTTCTCCACCACCGCCGCCACTGCTCTGACCAACTCCGCCGGCCGTGAGGAAACCTTTAGTCCATAAGCCGCCATACTCATCCTTGAGCTTAATGTTTCCGTTTCCGTCTTCCTCGAAGAATGAAGAGCCTCCGGTCCTATAGGAATAAGCGGAAGATGAAGATGCGCCGTTACCAGCGCCGCCAGATCCTCCGGAGCCGCCTTCCGGCAGTCCCTCTACCGTCTCGCTCTCAACTTGAACCTCAACAGCAGGAAGACTTATGGCGGACACCTGGGCCTCTTCCTGAATAAGGTCCCATTCCCATGTCTCAATCCAGGAAAGGATTTCGTCAAAGGTAATGAAGAGGGGAAGAATGGAGAATCCTGGAGGGATATTCAGTTTTCCCTCTGTTTTCAGCCTCCTTCCAGCCACGGATAGCGCGTAGCTCAGAGCCGTAATGGACAGGAAGTCACCATTCGAATGGACGCTATCCGCGAATGAGGTTACTATCGCCCCATTGAAAATCCAAATACCGCCGTAAAACTTACTGTTTACAAGGTTATCCGATCTGACCCTTCCGCCAGTGATTTCCACGGTTTCTGCAGCACCTACCGCGTCATTATCCAGGTGGATAATATCTCGATAGCCAGGAAGGTCGAGAGACGGGGTAAGAATACACTCGTGTACCTCAACCCAATGCCCCTCAATCACTATGCGGATGGTTGCATAGTCAGAGACAATGTAGCGAGATGCGGAATCCGGTGTAGAGATGGCCGGTATATTGATTGAAAGCCAGCGCTCGCCAATGGAATCCAAGTCAGTTGTAGGTATCTCTACTTTCGGGTCGGATTCGTGCTGCGGAGCTCCACTCCATCCTTCTTCCGTTCCAATATACGTAGACGTGTGCTGGGTGGAATGCGACCCGGAAGAAATATAGCAATCATACTCAAGATGAACCTTGATATTTCCGTGGGCGTACCATTGCGCGTCTCCGATACGCAGTTTATACACGCGGGGGGCCACACGGAGTTTCAGCTGGAAACCGCAATCAAGTTTGTTGATAGGTATTTCCTGCTTGATGGTTCCCCAGGTGTCGTCGCTCAGCGGGTTGTTAGGATCAAGGCCGAGCTCATAGAAGCAATCATCCGTAGTATCGTGTCGCACGATTCCTTCCGTTCCCCACGGAGAGCCTGTGGTTTCCTCCATGTTCGGATCATCGGGCCCTGAAACAGTGTGCCACGGAGCCTCAACGGTTACCTCTTTACGCGCGGGGTCAATAGCCGTGGACAGCTGGCCAACCGGCCACGTATCTACGGAGTTGTCGGCCATAGAACCAACTGTCTTGTGTACGCCTCCGATTGTGGTTGTTGAAACCGTCCCATCCGCCGCGATACTCACCACGGAAAGGCCGGAGCCGGAGAGGAGTGCCGGAAGATCTGTCTCACGCGCAATGAGCCACTTATCTCCATACATGGTGATGGTGGCGTGAAGCGTATCCAGTAGTTTCGTGACCACATCGTAGTAAGAATCGCCTTCCATGTAGTCCAGGTTAATGGACATTTCGAAGGTATCCGTAGCGCTCTCTCCCGTCATTATCAGGGAAGAGGCCACGTAGATGGTTCGATTCATTCCGGTATAAGCCAGGGCGGTCCGGAAATGCTGGGAAAGAGTGGCGATGCCGACGGGGATGAAGTCTACCAGCTTCAATTCGCCAAGGCCATCTGTTGCCACAATCTGAACATCGTATGGCGGATAGATGGAAGGCTCGCTGTAGAGCTCCGTGGAGACGAAGCCTTGCCAGATGAGCACATCCGTTCCGCTTACCTTGCGCTTTGCATCAACACGATACTCCTTCGGGTTTGAGGTGAAGAGCGCGGCGAATTCTCCGTCATGGCCTGGCGCGCATTCTGCGTATAGATCCAGGGATGTTCCGCAGACCGGGCCATTCTTCTGCTTTCGGAGTACAGGAGCGCGGCCAAGTTTTCTATTCTCGCATTCGCCCGAATAGCCATCCTGCAGGATATAGATGTTGTATTCCACCCCATGGATGGAATCAAAACGGAAATGGAATCTGTTAGCGAAAGCCATTACGTTGTGACGTTGTTTTTCTTGTTCGTGTTATTCAGGACGGCGACAAGCTGGTTGCCATCAGCCCGAAGGGTTCCCGTCACATTGACGTACACATCCCTCTGTTCGAAGCTACCAAGTGACGAAGAATAGGATGAGCCGGAGCTGACAGCACCGGCACCGGCGGAGTAATTACCGCTCGCAATGTTTGACATCCCAGATTTCACAGCAGCTCCCAAGATGACAAGCGCAGTACCAGCCGCAATGGCCATGTATGCTGCGGGAACGCTCATAGAGGAAAGAGCTGCATTCAAAGCTATAACCTCAGCACCGGCCTCAATGGCAATCTTACCAAGAGAAATAGCCATATCGCCGAAGGCGGATATTGCAGAGTTTGCAAAGTTACCCCAGGCGTCTTGCCCAGTAGCGAGGTCTCCGATAAGCTGCCCCACGGCTTGACCCATGGCGACGGTAGCAGAAGAAACGGCGTTCTTTATTCCATTACCGACGCGCTCTGCGATCTGCTGCCACTTTTCGGCATCCATTTCGAAGTCAATGGTGAACTTCATTCCGCCGAACTCAAATGCGGCGAGTTCTTTGATGTTGTCGACGCTTCTCTGGTCCGCAATGAACTGTACTGGCGCCTGGACAAGGCCAGTCATTGTAGTGGATCCAATGGCGCCAATCTCATTTCCGCTCGCACGAAGGGCGCTGATCCTAGCTATGTTTTTTGCAGTGTCGTCGGTGGCAGTCTTGATAGAATTAGCATAGCGGTCTACCATTGCCAGCTGGTCACTCGCGCTTGCTATCTGCGCCTTCCAGTTTTCGTACAAGGATACCACCTTCGCCATATCCTCATAAGACGAGCCGGCTTCATCATCCATCGCAGCGGAAAGCTCATATAGCTCCTGTGCTATCGCTGTCTGCTTTTGGGTCTTTTGAGTTATCAGCTCACGCAACTGGGCTTCTGCCTCGGAACGGGCCTTGACGTCTTCGGAGCGGTCTCTGATGATACGCCGCTGCTCGGCAATTTTCACGTCAATGTCGGCCACTTCCTTCCGGACATCAAGCTCGCGCTTCATAACCTCAGCGAGCTGGTTGCCTCGAGCCTCGTTTCGCTCTGCAGCCGCCGTAGCGTCTTCAATGCTGGCAGACACCTTCCTCCAGGCTTCGCCAAGACCAACGGTGTCCTCGCCGGCAACCCACTGCACAAAAGTAGCAGTCACGTTGGACTTGAATTTAGCCCATCCCTTCTGCCAATCAGCCATGACCTCTCCGACAGATTTACCGGTCTCGCTGTTTGCGTCATGGAGAGCTTGGCGATATGTGTCAATGTACGCCTGTGTGGAGAGTTTCAGATTGAGGCCGTCTATGGTGTTACCAAAGGCTTCTGCTTCACCTTTAAGGGCCTTAAATGCCGCAACAGCTCCGGCAATACCGAGCCCAGCGATTCCGGTAGCAACTGGGCCTATATTTTTGAGGATTGAGCCAAAAGCCTGTGCGCCGGCATTACCTGTCTGCTGGAGTTTATTTCCGAGCCCCTGGAGGGCACTGGAGAACTGGGCGAGCTTTGCCGTATCGACGCCAATAGCATTGCCAATGGAGTTAAAGGCATCATTGGAGACCTTCGAGAGGTCGCGCATTTCCTGCTTTACCTTCTTCGCCCCTTTGTCAAAGTCACCGGTATCGGCACCAATGCCAATTTTCATTTTAGGCTCGTTTGCCATATCACTTCAGTTTGAGTCGTTCCAATAGTGCCTGCGCTTCTGCGGCTTTGTCCGAAATGGAGAGACTGTTCAGGCGGTCAATCTCGCCGGTTTCTTTATCTTCATTATCCCACGGAAGGGGGAGAAACTTCCGGATGTCCCGAATTTGGTCTTTCGGATTCAGCTGTATATTAAAGAGGCGGATTCCGACCCCACGAATCACTTCCGCGACATGACGCCGGTCCACCTCCTTATCTGCTTGCCATGCGTTCATGGCTTCCCAGAACTCACCCGGGCGCATCAGATAGAATTCGTCACGGCTCAGTCCGAGACGGGAGATAGCCCATCCGCGAATTTGGCCGATCGTGAGCTTTAGTCCTCCTGACTCTCCCCGCCTTCTTTTTTTGGCTCTTCCTCGTCTACTTGTGCCGCAGACTGGCGGACGTAGATCTTCATGAAAGCCTCAACGTCCTTGGGGCGAATCATAGCACCGACGTCCTTGGGGCTCAGATGGGTTTCTCTTCCTTCCAGGCGCTCTCCTTCATTGATAGAAGCAGCCATCAGTGCAGGAGCCTGAGAGGGTTTCATAGAGCCGACGTTAGCAAGCCCGTCGTAGGAATCATCCCCGATGAACTGAAGGTATTCCGAAAGGGCGTTCCAGTTCACCTCAACGCGGTACTCTTTACCGCCGATCTTGAGAAAATCCTTCGGCATAGCTATACAACTTTAGAGAAGGCGCCGGTGATCTTGAAGTCAGCCGACAGGGTGGCCTCATCCTCGGCATTGGAGCTCTCGGAGTAGTTGGTCATGATGGCATTTCCGGCGTAGTTGTCGCCGTTTGCGCAGGCGTAGGTTACTGCGACCACAGCGGCGGAGCCCTTCTTCATGGCCTGCTCGATGAGGAAGTTGCGGTTTACCTTCTGGACGCCGCTGCCAACCGCATCTACGCTCATCAGGCCGCTCGCCTTGAAAGTAACCTCATGGCCGGTGACGGAGAAGCGCTTGGTTCCAGCGTCATCCTTGTCAATGCTTTCCTTCACGGTAGCGGCGATGGTGAGGTCATCCTGGGTACGGCCCACAATGGTCTTACCACCAATCTTCAATGCAATGTTATATCCGTTTACCATAGTGAATCAATGTTTACGTGTTGTTGGTTACTTTGGTGAATTCGCCGGTGATCTTGATGTCAACGGAGACGGTTGCGTCATCCTCGGCATTGGAGCTCTCGGCGTAGTTCGTGATGATGCCGGTGCCTTCATAGGCATCTCCTTCGTCGGCCTCGTAGGTCACGTCGAATTCTGCATCTTCCCCAACCTCCAGGGCGAGGGCGATCAGGTCGTCGCGGTCCATGGAGTTGGCGTCGCCGCCAGAGACATCCAAAAGGGCGCTGCACTTGAAGGTCACCTCCTGGCCAACAACGGAGAACTGTTTCTGTCCAGCGTCGTCCTTGGTCTGGGATTCCTTGATATTTGCAGCAATGGTGAGGTCGTCCTGGGTGCGGCCAACGATAGTCTTTTCGCCTATCTTGAGGGCTACGTTATATCCTTTAACCATAGTTAATCAGTATTTGTTTGTACGTTTTCTTCAGGTGTTGGTTGCTCCCAGTCGGCGTATTGCTTCAGGGTGTAAGTAAGTTCGATAGTCCAGACATCCTCAACGCATTCCTTTGTGATGTCGTTGAGCTTGGAAGAGAAGACCGAATCGCGCATTCCGGTTGCAATAGCGTTTTCAGCGGAGGCGCGAAGCGTGTCCAGGGCGTCAGGATCCTTGTCGACGAGCCGAATTGTAGCATCTCCGGAATAGCCGCAAATGCCATCCTTGTCCATTATAGGATGCGTGGTCATATCGTAAACCACCCAAGGGTATGAATCCTTGGCATCCTCGGAAAGGTTGACGGTTGCGACGCCCGAAAGAACGGCTACCAGCTTATCACGAAGGGAATCTGTCATCTGTCGTAAAGGGTCTGCTCTTGTTTACTCATAGAATCACGGAAGGCGGAGAGGAATCTTTCGTAACATCCGCCCAATGCCTGCTCGAAGAAGAGGTTTGCCGGCTGGCCGACATTGTTGCGGCGGCCACGGACATTTCGCTTCACTGGATTGGAGAAGTGGTGCGATGCGTCACGGCGGGCCAGCGTTCCGTAGTTCTTCCAGTAGGCCTTGAACCAGTCATCAATCGCTCCAGCCGTTCCCTTGCTCTTTCCTTTGTTGAAGTAGCCAACCAGCGCGTAGGTATTGCCGGAAAGCTGCCCCTTTGAAACCTTGTATCCTACCAGCCTGCGCCATCTGGCGGGGGTCTTCGCCCTGATTACCCGAGACGCCGCCTTTCCACCTTCGCGCATGGCGTTCTTGGTCATCTTGACCACGTTTTCCGGCGCGGTATCCAGGCACTTGAGGCAGTCGTCAAGTCCTTCTATGGTGCCAATCTTGGCCATATCAGTCCAGGGCGTGTATGGTAAGGATGCAGAGGGGAGACAGTCTTGAGATAGGGTCAATGGCGGTGATCTCGTAGGAAACCCCTTCTATCTTGACCTGCCAACGGGTGGTGAGCTGGGGGACCTTGTAGATGGTGAGCTGAATAAATTCTCCCTCTTCAAGGTTGCCGGTGTTCACCTGCTCGTCAATTCGGCGCTCAATATGGGCAAAGACGTCGCCGTGGTCCCTAAAGTTGTAGGTTTTCGAGCCGTCCTTGCTCCTGCCGATGGTTACGGCACGAAGGGTGACCAACGTATCCAGGCCGCCTATGTTCACCTGCTCTTCCATATCCTATCGGTTCTTTCCCCAGTTTCGGTAGGGACGTAGAAGATTGCGGGCCGTTGTACGGTCGCGCTCTTCCGGCCGGTCTACAGGATTGTTGAAGATGGAGGCGCCCATCAGGAGCACTGCCGCCTTGATGTCATCCGGAGCGACAGTGATGCCGGCGGAATACACTACCTCAACATTCTCTCCCTCAACATCAGAAGCAATAGCAAGAGAATTTTCCGTAAAGGAATACTTCTGGGCATCAATGGTATTGCCATCCACCTTCACTGAGGTAATCCCAGTGGCGGGATACCTCAGCGAGATGGTGTTGGCAAATTCCTGCGTAAGAGTGAACTTGGAGACGGAAATCACCGTGGAGATCTCGTGCTCGGCCATATTGATAGCGGCCTTCAGCTTTGCTTCCAGCTCGTTATCAAGGTCGTAGGACGTGATTCTCAGGTGCCGCTTGAACTCCGTAAGGGAGGGCTGCAGGGTGGTGATTTCGCGTGTCTCCATAGTCTTTCATTCTTAGGCTTTGATGTCCACGATAGCGGCGAAGGACTTGGGCTCCACGACGGCCACGTCGTCCCAGCTGTTCAGGACGATGCGGACATCGCCATTGGCAGCGAGGGTGTAGGGGTCAACCACGATGTCGATACCGCCCCAGTGGCCGATATACAGGTCTTCGAAGTTACCGAAGATCATAGCGGAGCAGTTGTTGTGAGCCGTGCCCTTGGTGAGGTTGCTGGGCACCAGGTTGGTGTACTCCACGGGATAGCCGTTTACCTTGCCGTCGAAGTCAAGGATGTAACGGGCTGTACCGTTGGCCTTCTCGGTGGTCTTCATGGCGCCGATGACCTTGGCGTTGGTCAGGTAACCAAGTTTGCCGCGGTTGGCGTTGTTGGCGTTGATAGAGGTCTCCAGGGCCACTACATTGGCGAAGCTGATAGCTGCGCCGTTCTCGCCACCAGCCACTTCGCCGATGCCAGAGGTATTCAGGATACCGGTAGGCTGGTTGCTGGAGCCAGAGCCGTTGATAGCGGCGGCCTCCAGGAGGGCGGCATGGGAGTCCATGATGAGGTCGAGGACGATCTTCTCGATGTCGATGGAGGTCTGACGGAGCAAATCCTTGGAGAAGGCGGCAACGGTGGCGTTGCGGTGAGGAGTCATGGTCACCTTGGCGAAGGTGGACTTGCTCACGGAAGCCTCAGCGCCTTCGGCCAGCCAGTTGCTGGTGATAGCACCGGCTTTCACGAAGGGCACGGAGCCAACGAGGTCGCCCATCACGCGGGCGCCGAGCTGGGCAACTACGAGACGCTCCTTCAGGCCTTCCACATAGGTGGGAGCCTGGACTTCCTTGGCGTAACCGCCGTCGGCGTCGGTGGTGTAGTTCTGGCCGGCGCTGGAGCGCAGGAGAGACATGGGGATTACGAAGCCCTTCTTGGAGAGACCCATACGGGCGTACTCCTGGGCACCCATCTCTGCGGCCTTCTCTTCGAGACCGGTGAGCTTTCCTTCTGCGGCCTCGCGGAGGAATTTTACGATGGAGAAGGCGCGGCCTTCTTTCTTCTCCTCGTTGCGGAACTGCTCTTCAGCAGCTGCGCGCTCGGCAACCTCCAGGTCACGGGCGTCGTTAAGTTCCTGACGGAGAGCGTTAACCTCGTCCATGGCAGCGCGGAAGGCAGCCTTGTCGGTCTGGTCCATGTTGCGGGTAGCTTCTACCTTTGCGGCCAGATCCTTTTGGATTTCTGCAATTTTACGCATAGTTGTTAATGATTTAAGTTATTACTAAAGTGCAGCTTCTGCCGCTGCCAGTGTAAGTTCTAATTCGTCCTGGAGTCTGCGCTTCTCGGCTTCCTCCTCTTCCTTACGCTTAGCCTCCTCCTCTTCGGGAGTAGGCTTAGGATCCTCGGGCTGCTCGGGCTCGGCCTCTTTGCGCAACTCTTCCAGTTCTGCCTGCTCGGGGTCTTCTCCTTTGCGGGTAGCGTTGGAGTTGGCGGGGATATTCACCACGGAAATCTCCAGCAGCTCCTGGCCGGCATAGTAGTAGGTTTCGTTGGCTTCGCCAGGAGCCTCGTCACCCTTGCCCCAGGCGCCCTTTCCAACGGGAAGGAAGCCGACGGAAACGGCATTGAGGGAGCCGAAGAGAATCTTCTGGAATACCTTCTCGGCCAACTCGTTGATTTCCTTGGGCTCGAAGGTGATGTCAACCATGAGCTTGCCATCCTCAACGTAGGCACGGCCCTTGCCGATCACCTTGTCCACATCGTTACCGCCCCAACCGCCGTAGATGTCGTGGTTGTAGCCAATGATGGGATTCTTATTGAAGCGGTCCAGCTTCCAGCCGTCTTGGTTGAGCACGGTATGGGCCGAATCGCGGGAGCCATCGGAGGCCACGAAGGTGATGGTTCTTGTTTCTTCGTCCTTCTTCCGGATCTCCGGAGTAAAGGAGCGGACTTTAATCTTTTCCATATCTGTTACTCTTTGTCTGCGTTATTGTCTTCACCAACCTTCTCGGAGTTCAGCGGGCGCAGGAAGTAGTCAAGCCCTTCCTTGCGCTCCAGTCCCTCCAGGGTACGGGCCTCATTCGGGGTCATATAGCCGTCAAGGATAGCGCCGTGGTAGTATTTTGTACGGGCGTCGGTATTACCGCGCATAAGGCCGTCAAGGTTGAACTTTACGGAGTATTCGTTGGTCTCCTGGCCAATGAAGAGCTTGTTTTCCAGCTCAACCTCCAGGCGCTTCACGGTGGGCCTCAACGACAGCTGGACAAATTGGGTATTCTGCTCTTCGATGTTGGAGTAGGTGGCATGAGAAAGTTCGGCCAGAAGATGCGGCGGGAGATTGAGGATTCTCGCCACGTCCTGGACGGAGAAGGTCTCGCTCTGAATGAGCTGGGCGGCCACAGGGTCAATGCTCAGCTGTTTGTACTTGATGCCATATTCAAGCAGCGGGGTGTCGAAGTTGCCGCCCACGTTGCCGAAATGGTTCATGAAGGTCATATACTCATCGTCACCGAGGTGGCTGTCCATCTCCATCACGCCTTTTACCTGGCCTCCCCTTTCGTAGAACTCGCTGGCGAACTTCTCCTGAGCAAGATTCTTGGACAGGGCCATGGCATTCCGTACAATGGGATTCTCGCCCTTGATGCCGTCTAGGGTAAGGAGCATGAAATGGAGCATATCATCGTCAGAGTACGTGCCGTTGAGCCACGTGAGGCCCTGTGTAGTAATCTGCACCTGATACCACTTCTTTCCCTCAACCAGCTTAACGCGAACACAAGCGGGGTGCACCTGATACAATGCTTTTGGCACACCGCCAGGGCCCCACTTGATGATCGCGTAAGCATTACCCCAGCCCACAAGCCAGGTCACTATGCAATTCCAAAAGTCGAATTTGTTGGTATATGGGTTGGGCTTGTGGTCAATCAAACCGAAAGCCGGATGATCCTTGTCGTTCACCCAGCCTTCTTTGGTTTCCCGCTTTACGTTCTTCGGGAATGCAGCTATATTCTCGCTGATGATTCTGATGCCGGCGTAGAGAGCCGTGATATTGAGAGCGTTGCCGTTGTTTACAGAGACGCCAAACGAAGGAATCCTCGCGGATCCTCCGGCGAATGGTGTCACGGTGACATCCGAGCTGCGTCGCTCGGCCATCCACTTGGAAATGCGTTCGAAAATAGGCATTGCGTTCTTTTTGCGCAAAAGTACCATTCGCAAACGCAAAAAGTCGGGACAAATGTCCCAAAGTTACGGGTGCCGGTTCAAATATCTTCTGAAAGCCTCCCAGGACGGGAAGCATCCGGCACCATACCTGGCCTCGTACTCCTCCTCCATTTTGGTGTAGATCTGCTGGCGGGTGTCCATTTTACCAATGCGCCGGTTACCCTGCAGGCGCTTCCAGAAGACGTCCACGAACCCAGACCGCGTGGCCATCTTGGTGATCTCGTCCATTGTCATATCCTTGGTGCAAAATGAAATTTACCGTCTGTATATACCTGGCCGGAGCCCTCACTTGTCTTCGTGAGGTATAGGCCCAGCGCATCGCAGAGGGCCACTACTCCGTCTATCTTGTTCCGGCTCTTTCCCTTATCCGGCTTGTAGTTGTTATTCGGGTCCATGTAGATGACCACGTTGCGGAACATCCAGCGGATGATGGGATTGTGCAGAAAATTCAACTTATGCTCCTTCACCAGCTCAAAGATTTTCTTAGAAGGAGGGTACATATATTTGATGCCCTGGTTGTATGCCTCCATCACCTCCTCATACCGACCCATCTTGCTCTTGAGCTCCCAGGCGTTCCACGGGTCAAATGCGATACCCTTCACTTTGTACTTTGGAAGGATGTTCATCAGGTAGGCTACGTACCAGTCATGATCCAGGATCTTGCCAGGGCAGACCACAAGCCACCCCTGCTGCACCCATAGCCGGTAATCCACTACGTCCCCTCGGCCCTGGTTCTCCTCTATCTTTGACTGCGGAACAATGAAGAGGTACTTCACCACGTTGAACTTCGGGAAGTAGAAGCTGGTGGCCGTGATGTCTCCTGATGCAGCAAGGTCAAGCCCTACCCACACGTCGGCGCCGGCCAGCTCGTTCTCGTCAAATTCAGCATTGCAGCCGGCAACATCGTCGTCAGGAATCCACACCTCCGGAGCGTCCACCCACATATTGAGGTTCTTGGTCTGGAAAGCAACGAGGGTGCTACCTCCCTTATCCTTCGCCTCCTGGCACTCATCTTCCATGTACTTACGGCTCAGCGATACGCCATAGTTTGGGTTCACCTTCGCCCAGGTCTTCGGATCATCCCATTGGTCACCCTCATCCGGTTCGTATAGCATGATGAAGTGGTTATCCTTCTGCTTGATTCCGAGCATTACCTGGCGAAGGAATTCCAAGTCACGGAAATATGGATAGGAGGTGTCGGTGCCGGCGGTGGAGATGGAGAAGATCAGCGGCTGGGAGCGTGCGCCCACACCGGTCTTTAATACCTCGTAGATTTCATTCGTCTTCCAGGCGTGGCGCTCATCGCAGATGCCGCAATGGATATTGAGACCATCCTTGTTCTTTGTGTCCTTGGACAGAGGCTTGTAGGCTGATGCGGTTTCCTCAACAACGATACTACCCTTACGGAACACCCTCACGTACCCCTCCAGGCCCTCAACGCCTTTGATGAGCTCGGCAGAAGCGTCAAAGCATATCTTCGCCTGGGCCTTGTCCACGGCTGCGGCATACACTTCAGCAGCGCTCTCATCATCGAAGAGAAGCATATACAGCGCAATCACGGCGGCGAAGGTGGTTTTTCCGTTCTTTCTCGGCACGTAGATGTCTGCATAGGTGTACTTGCGCTTCTTGGTATCTCGGTACTTCAGGCCGGAGATATTGGCCAGGCAGAACAGCTGCCACGGCTCCCATACGATGGGCCTGCCGGCGAACTCTCCCTTGTAGTGCTTGAGCATACCAGAAAAGCGCACTACCCGAAGGAAGGCAGCGCGGTCAAAATAAAGGTCGGGGCGCTCCATATCCTCATACCAGCGATCCACGGCCTTGCGGACCATCAGGCATGAGGGGAGCGCTCCGCTCTTTACAGCTGCAGCATACTCATTGACTTGCGTAACG